TCCATTTTGTCACGTTCACAATTTGGAGCATTTGGCTATGGCACGTCCTAGGCTACCCGAGAAGGTGGCGGCCGTAACTGGCGCAGACAAGCGCAGCCCCGGCAGGTTTAAGGGGCGTAGCGCGCCTGTGGTGCGTTCTCTGGGGCCAGCGCCTAAGCGGTTCACTGATGAGCAGCGCGAAATCTGGAATGAGTTCAACGAGGACATGCCTTGGCTTGGTCGGTCTGATCGGCGCGTGGTCGGTCTGGCGGTTATGCTGCAAGACGTGATTGACGCTGGGGGCGATGTGCCGATTGCCGTCTATGCTCAGATGCGGATGCTTCTGAGTTCGATGGGCGGGACGCCGGTTGACCGGAGCAAGGTTTCAGCGCCGGAAGAAGAAAGCGCGGACCCCGCTGATGAATTTGTCAACTGATGACCCTGCCACAGCCTATGCGCTGGCAGTCACGGCTGGCGATATTATCGCGGGGCCGCACGTTCGGGACGCCTGCAAACGGCACCTGCGCGACCTAGAGGAAGGCGGAAAGCGCGGCCTTCTGTGGGATGCGGATGCGGCGGCGCGGTTCTATAGATTTTGCAACACGGTGCTGCGCCTAAGCGACGGGCAATTTGACGGCAGGCCATTTACGCTGGAGCCTTCTCAGCAATTTATTTGTGGGTCGCTGTTCGGGTGGAAGTGGGCACGGACGGGCAAGCGCCGATATCGCCGGGCATACATCGAGCAGGGCAAGGGCAACGGCAAGTCGCCTATGGTCGGGGCAATCGGCCTTTACGGGCTGGTGTCAGACGGCGAGGCGGGCGCGCAGATCTATGCGGCGGGCGCCACAAAGGAGCAAGCGGGAATTCTGTTTCGGGATGCTGTCGGCATGGTCGATAAGGCCCCGGCGCTAGATAAGGCAATCCGGCGCAGCGGCGGGCCGGGCAGGGAATACAACCTCGCGCATATGAAGTCGGGCAGCTTCTTTCGCCCGGTATCGCGCGAGACAAAAAAGACAGGCTCGGGCCCGCGTCCACACTTTGCGCTTTGCGACGAGGTTCACGAGCACCCTGACGGCGGCGTGATTGAAATACTTGAGCGCGGGTTTAAGTTCCGCGAGCAACCGATGCTGATTATGATTACGAACAGCGGCAGCGATAGGAAAAGCATCTGCTGGCAGGAACGCAAGCACGCGGTCGCCGTCGCAGCGGGCGAGGTCGAGGACGATAGGACCTTCAGCTATGTTGCGGCGCTGGATGATGAAGACGATCCTTTTAACGACCCGTCATGCTGGATTAAGGCAAACCCGCTGCTTGGCGTGACGATCACCGAGGAATACTTGGCGATTCAGGTTAAACAGGCCAAGGACATCGCAGCCAAAGCCAACGGCATCCGGCGCTTGCACTTTTGCCAGTGGACCGATGCCGAAAGCGCATGGATCAGCCGGGCGATGTGGGAAAGCGTAGAGTGCGCGAATCTACAGGTTGAGGACTTCGCGGGCAAAAAGTGCTGGGGCGGCTTGGACCTCTCGGCAAAAGTTGACCTCACGGCGAAGGCGTTGATTTTCGATGATGGCTTAACCGAGGACGGCAAGCAAAAGTTCGCGGCGTTCGTGCATGGCTACACGCCAGCGGATACGCTGCAAGCGCGGGCCGAGCGGGACGGTGCGCCCTATGATCTATGGGTAGACGCGGGGTTCTTAACCGCAACGCCGGGGAGAAAGACGCGGCTGGATTTTGTCGCGCAGGATTTACTGGACGATGCTGAAAACTACGACTTGGATTTTGTAGCCTATGACAACTACCTGATCGGCGACTTTGAGGCGATCTTGGGGGATATGGGGCTCAGCCTGCCTATCCTCGATCACCCGCAGGGGTGGAACAAGCGCAAACGCGAAACTGAAGACGGCGAAGAAATATCTCTCTGGATGCCGGGGTCTGTTGACGAGCTGGAGACGCTCATCATGGAAGGGCGCATTCGGGTGCATATCAACCCGGCGCTGCGGTCCGCGGTTATGTCCGCCACGTTCGACCGTTCGCCTGCTGATCTGCGGCGGTTCACGAAACACAAGGCGACCGGGAGAATTGACATGGCTGTAGCTTTGGCGATGGCAGTTGGTGCGGCGACAGCGCGAGGCGGCGATGGCGATCCGTCCTACCTCGAAGGCAATGATCTGATGGTGCTTTAATGTTTGGCCTTATCAAAAAAAGCGCGACATACACCTTCGATCAGCTTTTTGGCATTGCTGGTTTTATGGGATACGGAACGGCTTCGGGCGTTGATGTAACCGAGCGCAACGCCGTTGACGTGGCGGCGGTGTTCTGTGCCGCGCGCGTCATTGCCGAGGGCATTGGTCAGATGCCGGTTCGGGTGGTTGAAGACAGCTTTGATCCGGTGACGGACCTGCTGCGCGTTAAGGTTATGCGCGACCACTCGGCGCACAAGCTGTTGGCCCAAAAGCCCAACGACTGGCAGACAAGCTATGAATTCCGTGAAGGCATGGTGTTTAACGCCGCGCTCGGTAAGGGCTCGATTGCAATCAAGAACGTGGTCGGCGGCGAAGTGCGGGAACTACTGCCGGTGCCGTCGATGGCATGGTCGGTTGAGCAGAATTCAGACTATTCCTTGAAGATCCGCGTAGACTATTCCGACAAAACGCACGGATACTTTACCCTCGATCAGGTTTTTTACCTTCGCGGCCCGGCGCTTGATGGCTTCCAAGCCCTTCCAGCCGTCCGCCAAGCGCGTGAGGCGATTGGTCTTTCCCGCGCATTGGAAAAGCAGCAGGCGCGTTTGGCCGGAAATGGCGGCAAACCTTCTGGCGTGTTGTCGTTCGCCATGCCGTTAAAGCCAGACACCAAGGAAAAGCTGCGCGAGACCTGGAAGGAAAAGTTCGGCCCCAACGGCGAAGGCGGAATCGCAATCCTTGACGGCGACGCCAAGTTTCAGTCGATGACCATGACCAGCGTTGACGCGCAATATATTGAAACGCGGCGCCTTCAAATTGAAGAAATTGCGCGGGTGTTTCGGGTGCAGCCGATCATGCTGATGCAGGCTGACAAGGCGGCCACATTTGCCAGCGCTGAGCAAATGTTCAGGAATCACGTCATTCACACGCTTGGGCCTTGGATTGAGCGGTGGGAGCAGGCCGCAACGCGGGACATTCTCGGCCATGACAGCGGCCTGCGTGTCGATTTAGACGAGCGCAACCTGATGCGCGGCGATTTTGCAGCCCAGTCTGATTACTACGCGAAGGCGCTTGGCGCGGGCGGTGGTCCCGCATGGATGTCGCAAAACGAAATTAGGGTCGAGGTCGGCCTCAACCCCATTGATGAGCCATTTGCCAACGCTGTTTCGCAAGGCGCAATGACACCGGGAGCACCCAGCGATGGAATATAAATTTATAGATCTTGATTGGAAGGCCGACGAGACCGGAGTGATCGAAGGATACGGCTCACTTTATGGCAACGTGGATCTTGGCGGTGACATTGTTATGGCCGGTGCGTTTGCTGACAGTCTCGCCAGCGGCCGCAAGGTCAAGATGCTCCACCAGCACGATGCTTATTCTGTGATCGGCGTCTGGACGGAAATGTCCGAAGATGAAATAGGACTGCGCGTCAAGGGAAAGCTCCTGACAACCATTCAAGCTGGAAAGGAAGCCTACGAGATGGTCAAGGCCGATGCTCTTGATGGGCTTTCAATTGGATTCCGCACAATCAAAGACAGCGTGTCGAAAGGCGTGCGCATGATTGAAAAAGCGGAGCTGTGGGAGGTGTCCCTTGTGACTTTCCCCATGAACGAAATGGCGCGGATTGATGCGGTGAAAGCCGCTGAAATGTCGCGCAGAGATATGGAACGGGTTCTTACGCAGGACGCTAAGATTTCCCGTGCCGTCGCTCGTCAGTTCATGGCTGGCGGGTACGAAGCCATCAAGGCCAAGCAGGACGCTGGCGCTGAAGGTCTGTCTGAGCTTGCCGCGCTGATGCGCGGTGAAAACACAAACTAGGAGAAAAACTATGTCTGACCTGATTGAG